GATCAAATCACGAGCGATCGTGTTATTCTGGAACCCTTTAAACATCTCTCCACTAAAAAGCTTCAAGTAAAGGGCGCGGGCGTCACCCGTGCTATTAGATTGACCAGGCCGTGTAAGGCTAGTGGTCAGTGTAGAATTTTGTTGTGCCATTGTTATGGATAATTAAATATGAACAGGACTAAGATCTTAGAAAATTTTTTGTGGTCTATTCCCACCGTCTAGACGGCAAAGGGTATCCGCGTACGGGCCAATGCCAATGCAGGGGAGGTCCGACTCTGAGGTGCCTCCCACGCTGTTACTCCTCTTCTTTTTCAGGAGTTTCTTTTTCTTCTTTTTGCTCAGGCTCAGGTTCGTATCTAGTCACATAAGCCTTGAGAACATCAGATTGTTGTGACATCAGAAGTCCACATCAGAGTTTTCAAGTTTCTGAATAACGTCTGCTCTATAGGCAGGGTCGTTTTCATAACGTGGGTCAGACATAGCAGCAATCAGTTCCTGCTGACTACGGAAACCAGGGGAAGGTGCATTTGACCCCTTACCAGTAAGGAGTGTTCCTTCGGAACCAGTGGCATCGTTGTAGCGTGCGACAAGTGCTTGTACAGCGAAATAGATAGAATTAGGATCACCTCTCTCCATCACTGCGTCGTACATATCAATCTCCTTCTGCTCTAAAGCATTGGATGCCCACTGCAGCATGGAGTTATAACCATCCTCACCACCAGCCATATCTCGTAGGAAATCAACGTCCTCCTGAGTCAGCTCCTGTGCTTCGTCAGAATCGTTGTCCTCAGTTTTTTGTTCAGGCTGTTCAGGCTCGGCTTCGCCTGGCTCTTCAGCTTCAGGCTCTTCCTGATTCTCCTCCTTCACACCTAACTTACTTTGAAGTTCAAGGTAAGCTTTCTCTAGGTCCTCAGGGGATTTATATTTACCAGCTAGCAGTTGCTCCTGCTCTTGCTGCATCTGCTCACCTACCTGTAGAGAATCCTGTTCTTCAGCAGATAGTTGATCGGTAGGTGGAGCTTCTTGATAAGAAAGTGTTTCAGACATAGGGTAGATTAGAAATTATTGACGTGCCTGTGTCGCTGCAAATTGTGCAGACTGATTAGTAAGTGACATTGCACGCTCTTGATCAAATTGTTGCTGCTGTTCTTGCATCAGCTGCTCTTGAGTTTTGACAAGGTTAAGGGTATCAATACCCTGTGAAGCAGCAAGACGTTTGACTACCTCTTCAGGATTGATGTACTGCGAGATAGCCTCTGGACCCATTGTTTGTGCAATTGTCTGCATAAACATCTGCAAGCTTTCACGGTCCTGTCCACGGCCAAGTGCATTGACACCAGCTACGATTGCTGGCTTGACAATGTTCTTAGGTAACCGTGGAATCTCTCCAGTCTTCTGGAAGACACTAAGCTTTCGGTTGAGGTATGGAACAAGGAACTCAACAGTCAGCAGGCTGAATAAACCACCTAGCTGCTGCTCTAGTTCCATTTGTGTCATACGCACCTCTTCCGCTGTAGTGCGCTCAGACTGACGAACTGTCAGTACGAGGAAAGCCTCGCCAAGACGACGTTCAAACTGCTGGATCATTTGGTATGCAGTGCTGAAGTCACCCTGCTTACCTACTTGCACGACTCCAATATCGTCTGGTCTTCCCTGCACAATGGCTCCATTACCAGCTTTAGCGAGTGTGCTTGGCTTTGTAGTACTGGAGGGAGAAACAGTAAACACGACCTTTGCAGCAGCTGCACTGCCTTCGCAAATAGCTTGAGACAATGCATCAAGGCTCTTTAGGTCACCCATAAATTCTTCGACACGTCCACGTCCATAAGCCTCATTATCAACTGAGTTGAATCGAAGCGGTAGCCATGGGGTTGTATCGAGAGGTGCCTTACCTTGAGAGTTTGGGATGATTTTGTCGTAGACCTCTTGATGCCAAACAAAACGATTATTGTCACGTTTGACAATCGTGTACACGTCAACGTCTTCACGGCTGTAGCCAGTGCTTTCGTCATCAACACGATTGACTTCCTTGGCATCAATCTCTTTAAGCATCCCTTGAATAAGGGTCTTGTGGACTTTTTCTTTAGTTACGATTTCGATGACGTTACCTAAACCGTCTCTTTCAACAACGTACCTTTGCAAAGGATACAACTTAAGCTTTTCCTTATCCATATAGATAAGTGCATTGCCTGACACTACAAGATGTTTGAGTGCCTGATGAACCACCACACGATCATCTGAAGCAGCAATAGATTCCATCATTGTCCGCTCGATCTTGGAAAAAGAAACATCCAAGTCAGAACGGATTGCAGGATCTAGCTCACCAGAGAGTATGGTTGATTCATCTATTTGTAGTTTAAAGAAGCTTGTCTGAGGAGGTAGTAAAGCAAGCATTAGCTTTGAGGCCAGGGTTGTAACGCCTTTAGCGCCAACGCTTTGCCAGGGAGTAATGAGTGTTTTGTAGTTACTATCCTCTTCGTCTTGCTTAATTAAATACGGAAGCGTTAGCTTAGATGCATCAATTGCGGTTTGAAGAAATTGGTTACGGTTACTAGACAGCGCGTCATATCGTGATTTAGCTGTAGCCATTAGACGAATGAAAGTTGTTGTTTAAACTTTTTACTGTAATCTGTTTTATTGCCAGAGTTGATTTTACCAAGTGCAGTAGCAGCACGATTATTAGAAGACACTCCTAACGAGCTAGCCTTTGATTTAATCTGGTCACCTATACTTCCAGCAGAGGCAAACGCTTTAAAACGTTCTGGTTTAAAATCAATAGCACCATCAGTAAACATGTTAAGTGCTGAACCAGACTGAGAAGCGAGTTGATCAGTCAAAGGTTTTCTTAGAGCTGTAAACATATCTCTTCTACTTTTTTTACCAGCATCATATTGTTCTGCAAAAGAAGGTTCCCCAGTACCACGACCATACTTCTCAGGATTTATAGTCATGCGTTGAAGCGCAGATGCCTTTAATGACTTAAGGTAGTCTTTACTTTCTTGAGTTTTACCAGAATACATTTCTTGGTATTTTTTAGCTTTCTTTGTGAGAGGAGCTTTTTTACTACCTACAAATTCTGTATAAATATTTTTACGCTTGCCGGGACCATCAACATCTTGACCAATAACAACAGTATTTTTAAATATACCAGCATCTTGCTGTGTTTCCCTTATGACCCCTTTAATCTCTTTTCGCTGATCGACTTTTTTGCCAATCTTTAACTTGTCAGATTTCTTGATCTGTTTGCGAAAAATATTTAATTGGTCTTTTGTAGCACCAGCTGCTGCAAGTGCTTTCATTTCTTTTTTGGTAACCTTACGTCCTGTCCGATTCTCTCCCTTACCCGTTATCTTAAGTGCATTTCTTGCAATTTTCTTAAGTTCTTTGTTACCACCAAAAGCTTTTGATATTGCTTTTATTCTTTGTTTTGCTCGGCCTTTGTTCTTTTTCTTTTTTTTAGCCATCGTTATCCTCTAAACGGTTTACTAACCACTCCACAACAGAACGTTGACCAGAGCGGTACATGATTTTTTCGATTGAATCATCAGGTGTAGGATTGACTGGTGGGAATCGTGTTTCCATTTCTGATAGTACGCTTCTGGCCTCCATTCCGAAGACCTCAAGCATATTGAGGGAGGTTGACATTAGAGTGTTCAAAGAATGCAGGCATTCTTCCTGCTTTAGTATCGGACAATTCTGGTGCTTTACCCTGATACATCAGGTTGTCAGATGACTCAAGCCAGAATTTTCTAGATAGATAACGCGACTTATGCTGATAAGCAAGAGGTTGCATTACCCAATTTATAGTTGCCTTCCTGAGTAAATCAAGAGAGCTACTGATGTTATGCCCCAGCTCAGTATGAACCAGACTATTGGCAGCCACATGAATTTGTTCATCTCGACTAATATCGGCGCTCACCGTTCTTGTGCCAGCATCAGCGTTAAAGCGAAAAAACGGCAAGAGTACAAAGAAAATTGCACGCTCGGCAACCAACGCTTTTGTAATTGTGTGATCTGGATGCGACACCCAAGCTTCTCGTAGTTTGAGTGCCTCGGCTTCAGCTTTCTCGTCAACGCCGTGAGCATTGGCGATGTAACCGAGTGCCAAGTCATGGTTCTCTTCGTCTGTGACATTAGAGAGAAGGAGATCTCTCGCGAGCGGTGGTACTTCAGTATCGAGTGCATCAGTAATAAAGTCCCCTACGGGGAGTTCCATATGGCGCAGAGCAAGTGCTCGGAAGAATGCCTCTTCAGCACCTTCCTTTAACTTGCCTGCTTCTGTTTGGACTGGTGTCCACTTTCTTTTTCTATTTAATAGTTTCTGATAAGGATTCATTCTTGACAATCACATTGAAGTTTATCTGCTGACTCCAATAATAGGTCTGCAAGATAGTCATCAATATCCTTCTCATCTAGAGCAGCATACGCACTTGACTTATCTTGTACATCACCCATTACTTGGAGTGAATAATAGAGAGAAGTCTGGGGCGATTGCAGCCACTCTTCAATAAAGTCCTCATCCATGGTGACCATATCTGACCACCAGTTCTGTGAGTATCCGTGAAGAAGTCCAGTCCTATCCAACATTATCATTATATTGTCGGATACTTTCTTAAATGCCTCCCATCCGACTGCAGAGGCAATTTCTACGTCACCGTAGTCATATGTTTGTACACCGAAGGTTCCGCTGTCGCGGTCAACAGTGCGTGCGATAGGTGGTGCAATTTCTGGTGTAGCTGTGTATCCATCTAAGTCCTGTGAGCGGTAACTACAAGACGCTGTAGGAGCGATTGCAAACGCTCTTACCATATTGTGTGTACGTGCAACTTCCGCTGCACTCTCAATGCCTTCTGCAAGCTTTTGTGCAAGCGTATAGGCAGGTGAAGCACGCAACAACCCATTGTTGTATTGCTCTAGTGCATCACCAAATTGTTTGTAAGTTATTCCGTATCGTCGGAGGAGGTTTGCAAGTCCCAACATCCCAAGACCAACTTGTCTGTCTGTTTCTGATGGGAGATATTCTCCTGAATCACCGACACCAGTTCTACTGTGGAGGGCACACAACTCCTGCATACCCTGAACGAAAGCTGTGGGAATGTTGTCGAACTCGCAGGCGCTAAGGTTGATATGTTGCAGCAAGCACGTGCCGCGTGAGCGCAGGTAAACTTCAAGGCAGACGTTGCCATAAATTCGTTCTCCTTCATTGTCGTATTTAACTTTGTTGAGCCATACATCACCGCGTTTCATTCCGCTAATGAGTTTGGTACGAGTGATGCTGTCCATGTTCTGCCACCACTCATCGGTCATATCCACGCAACGTTTGACCCATGGAAGTTGATCACGTGGTGTGTCAATAAATTCTTCTATGTCATCCGAATTAGCATCACAATGAAGAACTATCGCACCATTCTTGTATTTGCCACCCCTCCTTAGAGTTTCGTTGAGTGAGCTATATATTCGTCCAAACGATACAGGACCTGAAGCAACAAGTCCTTTGCCATTATCGCTTCCTTTCGGTCGTAGTTTTGAAAGGTGGATCGCGCATCCAGCGCCATTGCGGAGTGCATGAGAGGCGAAACGCCATGATGCTTCAATTCCATTCGGACCCTCCATTGAGTCATCAACAACAAATACTGTGCACGACACAGGCAACCGTCCATCAGGATCATCAATCCATGATTGGACACGTCCAGTTCTAGAAATAAGTTCAGGCATGTACAAGATCTCGTAGGTCAGGTGGTTGATAATTTGGTCCCTTCAGGACCTTGCCGTCTTGACGACGGATAGGTTTACCGTCCAAACCAAGCTTGGACAAATTTGATTTATGGATACGATTGAGTGCTTCTTCTAAATCCCATTCCATGTTTTCACAAAATTGGAAACAAACATAAACAAGATCTGCTATTTCTTTTAACTCTTGTTCGTATCCTTCATTTTGATACGCATGCATAAATTCATTAAATTCTTCAGCGATCAAAGCCTGTTGCATAGTCCGGTTCGCCGTGTTGTTCTGGATCCCATACGCTGAGCGGAATTGTATTGCTTGATCGCTGAGACTTTTCAATGTTAATGGTTGTGTGGTGGAGTTCATTTTCAAGGTAATGGATAGCCTTCTTAAGGTCCTCAATCTCTGTGTGAGTACTTTTGAAACCGGCTCGGCAAATATACTTAATAGCATTGCCTCGGAAATAATTAAGTCCTTGATCACGGACAAAGTCCCAGACTTCTATTGATCCGCGCGTG